CCTTCCAGCAAGACATAGACACTCCGTCATTTGTTGTTTCAATGGCGCAGAAAACTCCAGGTCGAACTTGATAGACGCTTGGAGCGGGAGGAGTGCTTGGTTCGACACATACCACAAAAGCCAGACATACAAAACCAATATGATAAACATGAGGTATATGAACAACTCTTTTAGTAAGTATTTCATCTAATTCTCCTTGTGATGAAGTGCTGCCGGTGGCGTTATGTAGCAAAGTTGCGGTCTACACCGCGTCAGAAGGCAGGGTTGGTAGTGGCATCCAATGCGTAACTTCCCCTCCGCCGAAAAACCAGAACGACTCCCAAACACGCCTTCTTCATATGTCCCAATCCACATTTGTGGTCCTGTCTCAAAAATGCCGGGCGCGTGGTAAATAATGAACTGTTCTGGTTCTGGTAATCTGTCGTCAGTGCTAATCCATTCCATTTCTCTACCCTCCAATACCTTCTAACATCTCAAAGCAAGCGACAGCAGGTAACGGTCTTCTCGCTACCGCAATGACTCATGTGGCTGCGGCGGGTTGTCTCCAACGTTAGACCTCGCGCTCAAACACAGCCCGGAATTGAGGTGGTGCATCTGTCCATCGCACAGTGCCATGTCTCTTCATATTCCTCAGTTGATCAATCAGTGCTGCGAAGTCAGGAGTGTTTAGTGCGTAGCTCTGTACGTAATCAGCGTTCTTGTATCGCCCCATAACAATCACATGACTTTCGTTCTTGAAACCGACATCAACTGCAATGTCCGTCCTGTCGCGCACCAGCTTTTCAAGCTCTGCAATTCTTGCGTGTGCGTTGCGCAGGTCGGCATCGTAACCAGCAACAATCGCTTTCAGTTTCTTCAACCATTTAATCATTCTCTACCCCTCCGTTCTAACAAGTCGTTCGAGCGGACACGCGAACACACGCCTCGTCGCTACCGCAATTACTCATGTGGCTGGTTACCACTTGAGTTAGAAGTCATCCTTATGACTTTCAGAAGCTCGTCGCGCAATGCTTTGGCTTCTTTGAACGTTGCCGCATGTATTTCTATTGCGTTCCCGTGTTCTCCTATGTGTATCCCGGCTGTTGATATGTGATCCCGGCTGTTGATATGTGATCCCGACCAAGAGGCTCATAGTCGTCGCCTACGGTTGCCTCTTTAAGTTTCGTGGCCGCTTCTTTTGGTGTCATGTTCCTATCCTCCAATCCCTTCATTTGTCGTTTATACCTTTGCCGTGGTAGAGACTCGAACTCTACACCACTCTGCTTTCGCAGGCTCTACCCTTGGAGCTACACGGCATGATCGTTTACGTCGGCTGAGGGTACCCCATCCGAGTATCTTTCGCTCCCATTGCATCAAGGAGCAACTTGGTAAGTGTCTGCGAGAGCCTTTCGGCAATTTCATTGCGAGTCTTCATTACAGATTCAATCTTAACAGAAGACTCGCAAAGGATGGCTGCAACGTCGCTGATCGAAGGATCAGGGAGGTCGATCGGACAGAATGTCTGTTCAACTATCCATCTGGGCAACTCTTGTTGCGCCACAATCCTCTCCCCGAACTGGCTCATTAGAATGGTCACTGTTATGGTTGAGCCCATGTACCCATCCTTTGCGAAGGCGACATCGCCCCGACTGCATGTTGTATTCCATCCTGGAAAGCAGTACGCTTAAGGCTGAAGTACTCTTCTTCCGTAAGGATTATGCAGTCCGCTCGATATCCGATGAACACAGTACCATGCACCTCCGTAGCTTTGGATTCAAAGAAGTTCTCCTGTTTAAGAATATCACAGGCGAGACGTTCGGCAAGATCTCGCTTGAGATTGAATACAGCTTCGTCATTTGTGGCTCTCCCCAAAGCGAATGCTGCCTTTACAGACAACCTCAATCCCGGAATGTCGTCTGTCGAGTATACGCTATTCATATGGCTCCTTTGTGACAAACTGCATTGAAACATAGACAGTAGGTAGTAAGGCCTTATTGAACGACACAAGATGACCACGCATTGCACTCCTGCTCGCAGTCTTTGATATCGTTTGCAATTACTGCCGGTGCTGCAGAGATATGCCATTCCGTAAGATTGCAGTCACCTGCTTTGGATTGGAATGTTATCTTTGCACCACAGGCAGGGCAGTCACCAGATACGGTATCGTAGCAGCCCATCACTCTTCTCTGTCGATCAGCTCAAGGAGAGCCTCGGCTACGGAGTTGTTGTACAGATTGGCGATCTCATTTCTGCCCCAGCTAGGCTTGGCCTGGAGTTTGTCGTTGAAGATCACGCCGATACGTTCAATAAGTGCTTTGTTCATGCTGTGTCCTTTATGGAGGTGTGATTAATAATTCAAGAGCAGTTGAATACTCGACGTAGTCATCGTCACCGAGGTTATTTCGAAGGAAACGATCTATCAGATCGTATGCGGCAACTGCATTGTCCTGAATGGTTGGATTAGGTTTACATCTTCCTGCTCTTTCCTTTCGGCAGGGACAATGTAAAAAGGTAACCAATCCTCGAAATTACCGGGTTGCACATTCAATGTTCTGAGGGAGTGCGTAGTGCCGTCATACTCGATGTCGTCTTTGTGAATCCATCCGATTGGTTCTTGATGCTCAGCAATACCGCGTCTGGCTGCTCGGAAAAAGAGGATGAGATCAGCTATTCGAGCCTCAGCAGACTCTTTCCCAAAGACTCCCTCGGCAAGAGCAAGCAGGAGTTCTTTTTGATCGGTTGTCAAAGGTGTATCCCCATGATTCGTGTTGCCCGTGGATAAGTGGGGATATAGAAGCGAGCATCAACGATCACAATAGGAAGTCCCTTGCGAGACATATCGTGCTGGACCTCGAGACGTTGATACTCAGCGATCAGATGCTGAAACAAGGGATCGCTCATCTTGTCTACCAGATAGTAGTCCTTGCAGGGACGAAGCGCAAGATCAGGTTCGCGTTCAGAGGGATCAGCCTCACGACCAACACCCAGAATCATAAGAAGATCAAGGCCTTCACAGTAGTGAAGATCTGCATGGAAGATTTCAGGAGACTGCGATGTCCTGAATGTAAGACCAGTTTTTACACATTTCATTTCAATTTCCTCTTGGGATGACTGTAACAGTTATTGAACGAAACCAAGTGTTTTCAGAAGAGAATCAAACTCCAAACTCTCCTTTGCCCTTTTGATACCTGCACGCAGGGCTGCAATCTTTCGTTTTCTTGTCGTGGCAATGGCCTGTGCCTGCGCAACTACCTCGGTATGATCGTCAATATCGGAGTTCGCCATACGGAGTGTCTTAAGGACGGCGCGTGCATGTACAATGGCCTGCTTGTGCTCTTCCTCAGCAATTTGTTCAGCAATCCGATTACGTGTAGGAATGTGAACGACTGTGTTGGTTTCCGTCGTGATAATCGGAAAGTTTTGGAGGAGGTAGAGCTCTGCAGGTGACAGCTCGGAGTCATTATCGCATGCACCATTTCCCAAATGACGCGAGCAACCAATGCAGGATTCAATTTTGAGCTTTAATTCTTTTGTCATTACATCTCCTTATTTGAGTGTGAAGGGTTGTATTGGAGCCTTGGGGAGCGGTTTCCAATGTGTGATTTTGTCGCCGTCCTTTTGTTTACCAATACGTTGTGTACGCATAGTGCGGATATCGACGTACCCTGAGCTGAACAATGCAAGGAAACGTCGACGTGGCGGTGGTAGAGTAACATCAGCGTCAATCCAGTCTTCCTTCGCAACAGAATCTTCGGGGACTTCTGCTGGTTTTTCTTTATTCGCCCCTTGTGGAAGTACCGTCAGGATTCCTGTTGTCATATTGACAGCGAAGAAGTCTCCACGATTCACAACTTCATGGATTGTTGTACTACGGAAGAGAGTCTTTGAAGGAATCACCTTCATGAACGGTCGATCTTGATACATGAAAATCTCAAGCATTTACTACTCCTTTTGATTAATCGTCGCTGTCTTTCTCACGACAGCACTCGCAGAGGCCATCACGTTGTGTCCCTACCCAACCCTCCGGTGTCCATACATTCAGGAAAGAGAAGGCCTCCTTGCATTCAACACAGTGTCTTTTGATTTCTGTGTCGTTTATGTCCGCCAGATCAACAGCCCTCAGAAAGCCCTCATAACTTTGGAATGGCTTCATATCTGACTCTCTTTTTAGAGCTCTTCAAGTCTTTGGCAGAAGCGTATCTCTCACTGATTACACCTTTCCATTGGGTAGGCGTAAGCTTGCTCACAAGATACTCTCCTGCGGGATTGATTGACTTCAGGAAGTCAGCAGCGTCCCTTGCAATTGCTAACGTTGAATGCACTCCAGGCAATTGGCCTTGAAAGCAAATCTTTGTTTTACCATCTTCTATTGTTGTTACGATGTACACCTTCGCTCCTTTAACAATTTAGCCCCAACCGATTAAGGTCAGGGCTTTTGATGCATTCTTAAGGCGATGCACGAGCCTTGAAAAGAGGACAGTTTTCTGACATGTCGAGGTCAAAGCGCATGCGCCTAAAGTTCCCGTCGTATCTGACGACTAAAGTTCCCGTCGCACGCTGCATAAGGTGAGCACTTTAACGGCATGCTCAGGCCAACCTATGTCGAGAAGGAGACACAACTCAACACAGGCCTAAGTAGGATATTGAGCAGTTTAGCGACATGCTCAGGTCTGTCCCCTCCCTTGTCGGGAAGTCACAAATTAGGAAGCAGTTTAGTGACATGCTCAGGTCATCGTCAGTGTGGCCATCGTGGAGGCAATGGCGCTGACGGTTATGTTAAGAAAGGATACACAGGGTGCTATACGATCAAGAAGACCGTGGCAGTCTCCCTAAGTGCTCTTTCTTATTTAGCAGCTTACTCAGCGGCCTTTGCAGCAGCTGCTTCGGCTTCAGCCTTTTCCGCAGCCTTCTTAGCGCGGTAGGCGGCAAGAGCTTCGGTAGCCTTCGGGCTAACTTCACGCTTCTGAACGCCAGCTTGATAGGCTTCCAGAACGGCGTCCTTGTTGGCGAGCAGCCAGTCAACGAGGGACTGGTTGTTGTCGGTCAAGGTCATGAAGCCTGCCTTGATTGCAGCGCTTTGAACTTCAGCATCCACACGCTTGACGGTAGGCCAACGGAAGGATTCAGCAACAACGGCTGCGTTGTCGATGATGAAGGCGAAGGCCTTGTCGCCGGAGGCAACGATTGCTTCCAGAGCCTTGTCCAGTTGCTTGCGCTCGGACTTGGACACACGGCGGATCTTGGCGCTTTCGAAACCGGCTTCGACTTCGTCTTGGAAGTTCAGCAGCCAGTCAGTCAGGTCTTGGTTGTTGCCATTCAGGGCATTCAGAGCGGCGGCCTTCAAGGGCTTCCGCAGGTAATCCATTGCTTCGGCCTTGGTGTCGAATTGAGCGCCATCTTCGGTAACGAATTTTTGTGCCAGGATGTCATTAGCCATGCTTGTTTCCTTAAAATGTGGTGACGAAGTCCCGATATTGGGAGTCTTCATTCGGTATTACGGTTGAGAGTGTGAAGGTATTGTCGCAGTAACGCAGTTGGATACCAGTGTCCATCACCCTTTCAGGGTTAATTTACAGGGTTCGAGTGCACAACCCCTTGTTTCGTAACAGGTTTATTTTTCACAGTTCGTGCCAATCCGTTGCCTGGATAAATTTTGGCAAGGGATGCCCGACTGCCTAGCGCGGTGGCTGCAGGCGGGGCGACTGGAGGGCAACTGAGGCTACCCCCCATCCCGACGCTTGCGTGGCACTCCGGAGCCGCGTGTGGGCACCCTGGAGAGGCCATGCGGCGCAAGGGAAGTCGTCATGCAGAAAAGTGCGCTCAGATTACTTTTTGGTCGTTGAATCTACTGCAAAACTACTTAAGTTAAGACGTTCAATACAGCCATTGCAATAGAACCTTTGGGTAAGCCCGCCAGGATTTCTGATGTACTTTCCTTTCATGAATCCTTTGCAATTGTAGCACCGTACCATCCCCTGATTTTTATGAAATCGATACGATGCACCCCCCGAGTGAAATGTCATACTAATCCTCTATGGATACCTCTTTAATGCATCCTCAAGAATGGCACGTGATGCCTTATGTACTTCAGTTATCAATCCGGCATTCGCCTTTAACTGCGCTTCCAGACGAAGCTTCTCTTTACGCAGGCTCGAGAGTTCTGCATCCAATGCAGCAAGTGCAATTACATTTTCCGATAGGGTTACCTTTGCCATCTTGTTCTCCACTTGGTCTGTTTGCTGAATGAAAGAATATGTAACCTGTTGAACGCATCACAAAGTAATATACTCCCAGATTTGATTGAGCCAGCTCTTCTGCTGCGATGCCGGCAGCGTGCTCCGACAGGAATATCCGCGAATCTGAGAAGCCCTTGTGGCTTGCTCGGATGCTCCAGAAGTCTTGCTGTCTAAATACGTGCAAGATCATCACTCCGACTGACCTTGAAACCTGCAGCACGTGCATGACCCCCGCCGCCGAAGATTTTGGCGATCCTGCTAACGTCCACTGCCTGACGGTTTTGGCTGTTTGAACGCAGGGAGAACACACGATGTTTTGCTGTGTCCGTGTAGGTGATGGCGAACGGGGCGGTTAAGGATAGCAGATTCCCGACATCTGAGGCGAACATATGATTGCAGTTCACCAGAGGAATGTCTGAGAACTCGAGGAAAGAAATCCTCTGCAGTCCTGTGTCGATGATCGTCTGTACATCAACCTTGTGCTTACGGAGTAGTGTTACGCCCTCGGCACGAAGTTTCTTCAGTGTCGTTTCAGAGGCACGCATGAACTTGTCAATGGTTCTGTATGTCAGAGCGTGAGAGAAGAGCGCTGTAGTGATCTCTTCAGTACCATCCAACAGGAACTTCCAAAGATCCCTGTCCTCGATGTGATCGATAAGGGCAGGGCGCTTCTTTCCGAGGTTGCTTCCCAAGACGCTCTGGACGAAGTCCCATGCCAGACGCGCTCCAGAGTGAGCAAGATTAGAATGCGCCACATTCATCACGTCGCCTAAAATCCACAGCTCTTCCAGTGCCGACTTGTGATGATCAATCAGATACACATTGTCTGCGTAGTGAATGATCTGTTCCATCGTCTCAAGCGGATAACTGAAGTCCACCAAATAGACATCGCGATCGACGACGTCAGGAAGTGCCCCTTGGTATTGGCCGACGAGATACTCTGCATTATCCCCAAAGTGAGTCCACATGCACCAAGCTGCTGCCATCCCGTCCAAGCAGGATGGACCATGATAAATTACCAACGGCTTATTCATTGAAACCTCACTCGAAGTTATCTTGCAGTCTCTTAAGGGTGTCCACGGCGACTTCATGCCAGTGGCGAGGATTGATAGGCGCAGCGGGATCGTCCGAAGCGTCTGAATTGGAGACAAGCTCGGAGTAATACCTAATTGCCTCGATGATGAACGACTGTGCCAAAGTCCCATGCGGGGAAAAATTCATCAAGTCCCGAACGATCATTTCAGGATTACGACGAATCGGTGGAAGATTTACACTACCCATTGCCTTGCTCCTCTTGTTCTGCTTCAGTTAAACCACCAATGCCGTCAATCAACCTGAAGGCCTTTTCCATGAACTCGCCATAATCGACGGGATTCGTAGGGTCTTCCTCGTCAAGAAGCTTCTGAAGGAAACTTGTATCGATCCCCATTAGTTGCTCTTTGAGCTGGCCATAGTTCTCAATCTTGAGCTGTACGATCGACAAAGCAATGTGCATGATCGTTGCACCGGAGATACTGTAACCTTTGTCCATATACTTTTTAGTGCGATACATTGCACAGATGGGGTATTTGGAAGCGCCACTGTAAACCAGTTTCTTCTTTGCAACATCGGTAAAGAAGCGATCACCGAAATGGAACACACCTTGTTCGAAGTCGAATGCACCGTGTGTGACTGTAAAGTCGAACCAATCGAAGATCTCGGCAGCATCCCCTGTGAAGCGTCGGATCACCTGTACGGACCAGAGCTTCTTAGATTTCTCAGAAGCCCTTTTCAGCGTCAATGCATTCAAAGTGATATGCTCATGATCTTTGAATATCGTCTTCAGATAGGCTTCTGCCGCCCTGATATTCTCCTGTTTCTTCACGTAAAAGTCAAGGTCATTGACAGGGTCACCGGAAAACAAGCTTGTGATGGCACCTCCGCAAAGCATAACACCCAGACGACCAAGCTCCGAAAAGATGTTCGGAAAGTTCTTGTCGTGGATCTTGAAGGTATCGGTGCTGATGAAACGATCTCCCCCGGTGGTGCCGAAGAATTTATCCATGACATGAAAGAGTGCAGCTTTCTCTTTATTCAAGTCCATCGGGTGGAGTGTGATTATAGTAGACATGTTTTCCTTTACAAGTCGATGTTGTTACGAAATCCGACGAATCGGGGAAACCTTGGTTTGTCTTTGACGCCATGCGCGAAGTGTCTGAACTTGATTGTCTCCCCAATGAACTTTTCAGGAGCGTTCCAGATAGCTTGACGCTGCGCATGCGTAAGACAACCCGGAGCTACGGCCAGGAGCATGCCATCGTAGTCCACAAGAAGCTTTCCAAGTGTTCCTGCAGCGACCATGAACTCCTTATGAGTGGCTCGCTTGGAATGCCCAAGGTTGTCTTCTTGCTTCTCGTTGGTGTTTTTGAGTTGCTCCTCGATGCCTACAAGGAGTCCCTCATCATCGGCAAAGCGTTTGAGCTTGTAGATGAGGCCTTCGTTGAATGTTCCACGACCATGCTTGTAGCGCCCAAAAGGGTCACGCATCATGATGCCTTCATAACCAAGCTCAAGGCATAAAGCTTCGCCTTCAAGCAGCTCCTCCAGATCATTGCACATGAAGTGAGACACAAGGGTAATATTTGGGTGGCCATACTCCTGAATCAGCTCCCCAGCAAGCTGGAAACGCTCCTTGAAAGGAGCATCTGCAACTTCTTCTGCGCAGACATCGAACACGCGATACTTTATTTCTGCTTCGTCGACTTCTTTGTCAATGGACATCACAAAAGACTGTGTCCTGTTGTATACGCCAAAGTCTGTTTCATTGCCGATAATCAGTTCACCGTCAAGATCCTGAAAAGGACTAAGCAGTCGTTGTATTTGCTTATTTGGGAGGTCAATCAACTTTCGCGATTTGCAGCGTTCATCGCGTGTTACATTTCGGATGCCGTCCAATTTCGGAGAGCACAACAAAGGAAACCTGAGCTTCTGAAAGAAGTCAGGGCGTTTCAATGGATCGTCATTCGGGGCCAACATCGGACTAAACATCGTGTCTCCTAATTAATTGGGTGATACAGCCGCAGCCATACCACCCAGGTACATCATCTTACAGGACAGACTCCACTAGGACACTCGTCCGCGCCTTCGAAGGAAGCTTCCGAGATCGATGTGATCACAGTCGTCTTCGCAACAAGGGCGTTGAACTGCTCCTCAGTAACTTCCTCGTACGGTGCCTGTTGGAAGCCGTGCTCAGAGTGAAGAAGGAAAGACAAGGACTTATGATTGTTGCGATAGTGCTTCATAAGGTATGCCTGGATTGCAGGAAGTTCTTCCTTCCTATAGTACACGGTACAACTGACACTGTTGTCACTCCATTCCTCCTGCATACGGCGTACCCAAGCAAGCTGCTCAAGGGCTGTCATATCTTTTGCAAGGAGCGTCCCAACAGGGTAGGAGAACGGAAATGTAACGATAACTGCGGCGTAGTCCTCGGTGCCGTCGAAGTTCTTCTTGTACTCGATCGGGTAACCATGACGACGACATACATCGACGAGCTGATGATCAGAGGCAATTGTAATGCGACGATACATATACCGGGAAAACCCCGGATGGATTCCAGGTGTTACTCCAGGCAATAACGAAAGGGTGCCACTCGGCTTGACCGTTGTAAGTTTGATTGACTCGTTGAACCCACATTGTTTAGAGTACTTTCCGTCGAATGTCCGAAGATGTTCGTATCCCTCGTTTAGCCATGACAGTTGCGCCTCATTAGCCTGAAGCACACCTGTCAGCCCAATCCCCATGCGCATGTTCTTGAATACGATCTCTTCAGTCTCTGCGTGATGGCAAGGAAGCGTCAAGGAGTGCTTGTTGATACGGTACAACAGGGTCAGGATGTCAAGGAATTCCTCCTTTGATTCAACGTTCGGAAGGAAAACCTCGGCCAGACAACACGTCTCGTATGGAGCAAGCGATTGCTCAGCACAAGGGTTATACCCCATAACTTCAGGATCATCGTATCGAGTATCCCCGAGACGTCCGACCTTGCGGGATAACCTAAGGTTGATTAAGCCATACGGCTCGCCTTTGCCTTCGTAGCCGTGCCAGAAATATTCATGCAGATCGGCAAGGTCATCGCAAGCAACGCTGTTGTTCGACATCGCTCTCCATGAAGGAATGTTGCCAATGTCCCAACGCTTGGCCAGAAGGAACTCGATATCGTCAGGATCACCAATGGCAATCTGGGCTGACCTTCGTACGTTTCCGGCAACGATGATGTGGCCGATAATATTCATGATATCAAGGCAGTCGATCGGGCGAGCCTTCTTGCCAGAGCGAGCTATCAGGATTTCAGAAATCTTGTTGACACCCCAACACAGATCTTCAGGACCGCTTGCAACACCGCCAAAGCCTTTGATAGGAGAGCCCTTACCACGGATCACTTGAGTGGAATACGTGAAGGTACCTCGCTCTTCTGTCTCAGACAGGAACGCAGCCTTCAGAGTCTTTGCAAGGAACTTTACCCAACCTTCTCTGCTGTCAGGAATGATGAAGTCAGCGCCGCCATGATCAACACGCGTTGGTGCCTTGAACCACGGTTTGACAGGAGGAAGCTTGTTCACATGTTGGCTTTGAATGCTGTAGCCTACACCGGAGCCAAGCGCTAGCATATCCATGCACCAAGTGAAAGGTCTGATTGGGCCATCCACAACAGTGAATGCACAGTTCTGCAAGGAAGCAAGTCCGAGCTTATCCACGGTACTCGTTCCTAATTGCCACCAGAAGCGTCCAGCAACGCTCCCTTTCAGCTTTCGGAGGTACTGTCGCAGGCGATACTGCTCGTCATCTGTGAAGCCACACTTCAGCTGTGTATTGCACGCATCAATGACACGCTCGATAGATTCATCAAACTCTTCCGTGCGTGTACTTTCTGGGATTGGTCTGCTGTATGTCCGTTTGTAGGTTAGGTAACCAACGGTAGACCATGGTATATCTTTATTCTGCATTATCATCCTAACGGTTCGAATTCATCACTAGGCATGCCTTCAACACCTCGAAGCCTGCCTGTCGTATGGTCATAGAATGCGCCAGGAACATTTCCAGTAAGTCCTGTATACCGCGATTTTAAGATCCGCATTTTGATCGTATTACGATCTCTGTCGCTCTCTGCGGTTAAGTTTCGGGCAAATGCAATAATGTCAAATGAGATCTGCTTAATGCTACCACTACCACGAATGTCATCGATCGAAGGAAGTTTCCCATCTTCGAATGACTTTCCGCCGGAGGGAGCTTTACGCAAGTGTGATACAAGTCCGATCCATACTTCATGCCTTTTCACAAGACGCAGTAGGTCATTCATAACCTTGTCGATTGCTTCATTTCCTGTGAGTCCCTCAGTACCCTCCGAAACAAGGATAGTGATATGATCAATGAAGATCTTCTTACAGCCAACAAGCGCCATGTATTCGAGCTGATCAATAATAGAATCATCCTTGATTGAGCCTTGGTGATCCAGGAGAACAACGCGGTCTTCTCCGAATACAGTGTCGAAGCCAACCTTCAAATCCTCCAGAGGGATTTCCTCGTTTGCAGGATTCCTATTAATTACCATGCCTGCAAGTTTTCTTGCTGTCTCGTGAGGAGACTCTTCCAAAGAAACGATGCCGATCTTTTCATCAGTCGTCTCAAGGATGTGCAACATTGTTTCACGGAGGATTGTACTCTTTCCCGAGCCGGTGCCGGAGATCAAAAGTACGATCTCTCCACTGCGCATCCCCTTCAGCTTGGTATTCACACCCTCCAGACAAGGAGGATACGGAAGAGAGGGAATACTGTTGTAATTAGCAAGAGCATCCCAGAGAGCTTCCTTGCCGACGATCCCTGCAGGTGACCATGCTGTTGCATCCCATACGCATTGCATGAGAGGTGCAGCACCATGTTTCACCAAGACTTCATTGGCATCCTTGCAGCCTGCGATCGGCTTAGCGACTTTAGCCTTGTCAATTCCAACGATCTTCAGCGCAGAAGCCAGAGCAGCATCGCCCGCAGTATCTGCATCAAAGAACAGCACGACTTCCTTGAAGGAACGCAGCCATTCCCGGTGCTCAATAAGCTTCTCCGAGACAGTGGCGGATGACAATGCAATTACAGGGTAGATCTTCTGGTACTTGTCATGGTACGCCTGAGCAATGCTAAGGGCATCAATTTCGCCTTCGACGATTACAACACGCTTTCCACCCCCAGGGAATCTGTCGATTCCGAATACCGCTGCGGAATCACCAGACCATGTAAAGGTCTTTGGAAGCGTCCGAATCTTGTAACCTACCTTTCCATTTGCAAGATAAGGATAGAAGTGTGCATCGATATTGCCGGCATTGTCATAACTTACCTTTACCCCAAAGAACTCATTGACCACCTTTGTAATAGCGCGATCACGGAAGCCACGTGTGGAGTATGTTGCAATCTCCTCTAGACTAGGGATTGCCTTCTTAAACGGAGACGGTGATTTTGTAGTCTCATGCACTATGGTTGTTTTCCCATGCTCAAAGTTTTCTGTTGCAGCTTCATCAAACCACTTCCTACAAGAAAAGCAGTAGCTTGTTCCATTCTCATATACCTGCCTTGCGTCATGACTCTTACAATTGATCTGGTCTACGCACGGAAGGTTCTTCTGGACGATCTTTCCCACTCTTTGTCCCTTCTCTGACAAACATAGCAACGAAGAAGTTTGCAAACAGGAATAGCAGGTAATCTGCAGAGTTCCAAGCACCCACCTTCAGAAACAAGTCGACGACTCCGCCGATAATAGAGAATACGCCTGCAATGGCGCACACAAATACGAGAAGCTTAAGCATCGAATTTCCTCAATTGATCTTTCTTTCCTTCAAGAATCAACTTCAGGCGCGACACATGCCGCTCTGAGATATCTTCCTTAACTGACCAGCTTATCTTGTTGACAAGCATGTTGTACCACCTGTGGCGATTTGCTGGTGCACGAACATACATAAGCGACCACGTTTCAGCATAGCCAAGCGTGCCACGAATACCATACTGTTCAAGCACATAGAACTCGAAGTTTTCTTTCCCATTAACCTCGATGCTCTTACAGACCTCCTTACTCGACGACGTGTAGTTACGCCAATTGCTAACAACACCTTTGTTCTGCTTTCCTGTGCCATAGTATTGTTTCTTCCCAATATACATCTTGTCATTGACGAGGTCATGGATCAAGTAGATAAATCCGAACCCTTTTCCGAGAGGCTCCTCGAATTGCCAATGACCATTGCCTGTCTGGATTTTCTTTGTTACTGTTCTTACACCAGACAGGGAGACCTTGATAAGACCTGTAGGCGCCTTTGGAGGCAGGTCATTCGGAAGCTTCGGGGAAGCTCTCTTTGGGATGACAATGCCATGTGTGTCTACCATAACACGGCGAATGACTGGCGTTATCATATGTCCACCTGAAAGAACTTCTCAGCGAATTCCGAGAAATCTCGAACGAACACCCTTGAGGAATCGTCGATGGGAGAGTAGACCGCCACATTTGGATCACCTCTCCCGTTCGTTGTGTCTACCCCTCGGTGAAGGAGCTTATACAGATTTCCAGTCTTCTTGTGTTGAAACAGACTGCTCATCGGTTACCTTTCATTGTTTTGGCTTCAATGGCGGCAGAGTTCCAAAGAAGTGTGTTGATGGTTTTACAGCAGGCGGTGATACAAGCTCAGGAGGCGTGTCAAGCTCTTCCTCCAATGCAAGCACCTCCCGAACCTCCTCTCGCAGCCGTTCTTTGACATGCGCGCCATGCTCAGCGAGTAACTGTGCAATAGGCCAGTCTTGAAGATGGAAGAAGTCATGCTCATGCTTCTGAAGGTACAACATCTTCCCATTAGATAGCAACTGATTGTACCAGTCCTCACCGAAGGCATTGATATACTGCTCTACAACCAGCTCCTGCATTTCCTCCTCGGTATTACATGAGATCAGAAAGTTGTGAGCTTTGACAGGGCCAATCTTGGGAACGCCAGGAATGTTATCGGTCGGATCGCCCATCAGAAGCTGCTCATAAAAGAACTTGAGAGCATACTCAGGAGTGATTGTGAACACCTCCTTCTTCTTGATGTTGTAGTGAGTGCCGGGGATGCATTTCAAGTCCTTATCCACAGACACCACTACATAGTCAGTTCCAGCTGCACGAGCCTGTTCTGCCCAAATCCGGAGCATATCATCAGCTTCTCGCCAAGTAGCCTCGATCGCGAGGTCCTCAGCGACAGCTAACTTACGGATATGCGGCACAAAGTTGTTAGCCTTCGAAGGATCTTTTCTTCGATTGGCTTTGTAGAGAGGATACAGATCGTCTCTGAAATTAGTATCGCTCTTCACGGCCATCACGAAGTCATCTGCAAAAAGGAGGTCAACAGTCTCTGCAACGAGCTGCTTGAAGTTCTCCCAGCTATCCTGCAGATAGTAGCGGTCGTCCT